CAATCATAACTGTACCAATTACCTGAATAACATCTCCTGCTGCTGGTCCAACTGCACCTGGTGCACCTAATGGTACTGCGTGATTACCAACAACTAGAGTTCCTGAAGTTAGTACTGTAGCTGGTCCTGAAACAGCAAACCAACCATAAGCACTGGCAGCCATGTCGACTATTGTTACACCTAATGTGGCACCTGTAGTTGTTGCAGCTTGAACAATTTGACCACTTCTTGGGTCTGGTATTAATGTAATTCTTGAACTTGTTGTTATAGCTGTTGCTAAATCATCGTAACAAGTAATTACTATTGATGGGTCTGCTGAATGGTCATGTGCTGGATTAGATTTGATTCTAAGCATTTGACCTTCACCTGCTGCATCATTTACATAAAGGTAACCATTTGCATATTGGTTAAGAGTAATGTCAGTACCAGCAGTCTCAACTGAGATTGCTGTTTCACCTGCTGCTACTCCAGCAGTTGGTGTTAAATCAAAGTGATCAGCGATTGAAGCTGCGTGAGTTACACATTTACCAGCAGTAACAGCAGTTGCTGCTAATCTACCGTATGCATAAACAGTATTACCATAAAGTAATCTACTTCCTAAAGGAAATAACTCTGAAAGTCCTGAAGTAAACGGATCAACAGTATTATATTGGCTGCCACCTTTACCTACGATAAAGTCAGCGGGACCATATCCTGTTGCTGCTACATACTGAGTATGCGCACCAGCATCAGTAAAAATATTACCATCTGAATTGATTACCAATCCATCTGTTTCTACGCCTGTTGTTGTATTTGTATCAATGGTTTTAAAACCATTTTCGGACCTAACTGGTCCACTAAATGTTGAATTCGCCATAATTTCCTCCTAAGGAAATAAGTTCTATAGTATCGGCTTGTCTGCTAGGTCAGTCGATAGAACAAGTTAATAATCCTAGATTTTAATGATATACCCATCTTCATAAAAAAGAAAGGGAGCCGAAGCTCCCTTTAGTTTGTTCAAGTTAATGAACTACGCTCCTGGAGAACCATAGATTCCACGCCAGTCACTAAAGCCGAAAGAGTATCTCTCTCTAGCTTTGTATCTAACGTTTCCAGTCTCAAAGTCACCTTCCATGCCTGTTGACATAGGAGATCTAACGAAATGTTTAAGTCCGTTAGGTGCATCAGTTTTGATAAAGAATGCATCTGTGTCAGTCAAGTAATGATTAACAACATATCCTTCAGGGAGCATTCCCATGTTTTTCAATGCGTTAATGTCATTATCAGAAGTACCAACTCTACCTGCAGTTTTTAATACTCTCTCAGCTACAAATTGTAGTTGAGGTGGTATTATTAGCTTCCTTGCTTGAACATTTACTTTAATGCCTCTTTCATCAGTGAACTGAGATATGTCGATCATCGCGTTCTCTAATGAAGTTTCATTTAAGTCAGCTGCTACGCTTGGCTCATTCGACTGATCTCCACCTGATAAGGTAGGGTGATCAGCTGCCATAAGTGCTTTTCCGTCTCCTCCTGGGAAGGAGTTTGAAAAGCCATTATTTAATACGTTTGCTGCTTTTACTTGCTTAGTAGTCGCCATTGATCTAGCTAAAGCTTTTGTGTATCTTGAAGAAAGACTGTCATAAAGGTTGTCCTCTATTGCTTCTTCTGTCAACGCAAATGCTAAAGCTACAGTTTCGTGGCTGTACCTTGCTGTGAAAGTTTCTTGTGCAGTATCATAAGTTACAGATGCACCCTCGCCTTTGACGGGAGCTTGTCCAAAACCTGATAACATTACTTCTTCCTCAAACGCTCTATCTGAATTTTCTGTATCAAAAATTTCAGTATGTTCGTTTTCGTATCTGTCGTACTCAAGACCAAAAAGTGCATTTAGTCCTGGTTCGAGTTCTTTTACTAATTGAGCTCTATTTATTGCCATTTTAAATTACCTTTTAGCTATTGCCGAAGACAGAAGCTGGGAACGTCACATAAACTCTAGCGTGTTGCCCAATGGTATTATTTGGCTTATCTGGGAAGCCTACCACTGTTGCAATGCCACTAGAAGTTGTAGTTGTTACACCTTCTTTTGATCGACCATTGTTTGTATTCCCTGCTGTAGTACTAATCGTATTTGTTGTACCGATTGATGCTTGTGTAGGAGTCCCAGTTGACTGAGCCTCGTAAACAATATCAGGATCGGAATAAACAAATGCTTTAGCATTCGCAGAACCTAAAGTCACAACATCCGCTGTCCAAGTGTTTGAAAAAACAATTGAACCGTCTGCTGCTTGGAATTCTACACCGTAAAATACGCCAAGTGGGGTGCCTGTAGCAGTCCCTTGTATAACCAAACCACTCGCTAGATTTACTACGTCGCCTGAAAAGATCGAGGCATCTGTAGCACTTGCTATCGCAAATTCTGAAGGTCGGATTGTACCACCTGACATATGATAAGCTGGTGTGAATCCATCTGGGGCGTTTGTATTAGCCATTTTTATTCACCTTATATAAAATATAATTTTATTAAAGTCCTTAACCTAAGTTAAGAACCACCTTTACCAAATGTAACCTTGGATGATCTACTAGGTGTACTAATAGGCATCACTTGATTACTTTCTCGCATAAGATCATTATCAACTGCTTGAATCTGTTGGTCGGCAACGTTTTGATAGTATGCCCTCCTTTCATCAACAGTCTCCTTGGGGATCTTAGCTAGAATTAAGCCACCAACTCCTATGACACCAGCATGTTTACCATCATCAACAGTAGGAGCTTCAAAATCGGGGTGATCTTCAGCTCTTACGGGTTCCCAACCTTCACGAATACGTTTCGACATATTCGCTGGGTCGCTTTGCCCTATCATTGATTCTCGTATCCATCTGTATACATATCCCTGCGGTGGGGTAGGGGCGTCTAATAAAGACGGGGGTTGCCAAGGTTTACGGCGAGATACTGTATCTCGACTTTCAGCAGATCGTGGAGTACGATCTGAGTTTGTAGTGTTTTTTTCATCTACCATTTTTTACTCCTTAATATGCTTAGCATATTCTTCTAGTGGCACGCCTAGTCTTTTAGCTATCGCTACTTGACTCGGTGTGAGTTTTATAGTTCTACGTGAACGAGCTCTTGTAGTTCCAACACCTTTGCTAGAACCAGCTACTGTCTCTCTCACCTCTTTTTGAGTTTTCCCTAATTTATGAGGGAACGACTCAGCAAGTCTTTTATCTACTTCTTTATAATAATCATCCGAAGTAGGATCATAACCTTCACCTTCTGTGAGCTGTCTATGGAACGCAAAAGCTGCAGTTGTCATAGCTAGGTCATCCCCAAACCAATCATTTTTATCTGCCCAAGCTTTCGCTTTTGGATCAGGCTTTGGAGCCTGTTGTCGGGCAGGTTGTTGATTCCATTGAGGAGCAACCTGTTGCTCTACCTGAGTAGCTTCTTGTTGAGTTTCGGTTTGAGTAGGTCTTACCCTTTTCAAACTTTCTTCCTCTACTGCCAGCTTAGCAAGACTCTTTTGAGATTCCATTAAAGCGTCTGTATCTCCTGATTCATACGCCTTCTTGTAACTCTCTTGTGCCTGGTTTAGCTGAGAAGTAACTCTGGTACTATATTCATCATATAGGTTCTGATCTGTTTTTGAAAGTTTATTTTTCGTTTTATTTAATTCGTCCTGAACAGATTGGGCATAGTCTATTGCTGCCTGCTCTCTTCTTTCTGATTCCCTGACCTTATAAGTCAGTTTGTTGATACGTTTTTTAACACCTTCACTGTAGTCTTCAATCTCCTCTTCTTGATCGGATTTAGCAACTACTACTTCTTCTTCTACAATTTCGGTTCCAGTATCATCGTTTTCACTCTCAGGGAGTTCAACTTCTGTACCTTCATCTTCTTCTTCTATCGACTGCATAGCTTCTGCCATGATTTTCTCCTTATGTGCGTAATGAAATTAAGCTGATTGTATGTCTTCAGGGTTGGAGACAACAGCTAGTATTTCATCATCGTTTAATAAACGCAGTTCACCACCCTCAATTTTGAGTCTGGCTCCTGCATACCTGCCAAATATCACCCAGTCTCTAACCTGACACCATGCCCCTTCAGGGAATTTATTCCCGTCACGGTAAGCGTCTGGACCAAGTGCTACCACAAACCCAACATTAGTACCAATGCGTTCTTTTTCTAATACTGAGTCTGCTAGATAAATACCGCCTTTAGTCTTTTGTTTCGGACTAAAAGGTAGTATTAATATTCTGTATCCCGTTGGTTTGGGAAGTTTTGATTGTAGTTCTTCATCTTCATGTACAGTTTCAGGTGTAACACTAGGTGCTTTTTCCTCTGGTGCAATGAATCTTTCTACTTTGTTGGGTATTGGTTCTCCGCCTGAACCGAAGGCATCTATTTTTTTCGACATTATTCTTCATTATCCTTGTGCAGGTCTTTTAGTAGTGAGAGAGTAAACGACAGACCTGTAATTTCGCCTACTATCTTTTGGTAACCTTCAAAATTTTGAACACCGCCACCAGCAAGGGCATCTTTTAGTTGCTCTTGTCTTTCTATAATCTGTTTACGTAACTTATCTAACATTCAATTATTTTTTCCTTGACTTCGCACCCGAACACTTCCAACGCTTACGTGATAAATTGTTAGGGGTATTAGGATCATTCTTTTTCTTTTTAGAAAGTCCTTTCTTTATACCCAAACTCCTCGCACAATAAGAATCACCTTTAGATGTTCCTGGTTTAACTCTTGGTCCACCACCTTTGGCTTTCCCTGCTTGCCCGTAACTAACTTTTTTACCAGATTTAGTTACCTTAACCTTTGCTTTACCTTTTCTTGGACTAGCCATGATGATTAGCTCTTCTACGGTTAGCATTACCCGCTACCACAGAACCGCCTTTGTGCATCATTTTAAAATCTTTCCCAGATATTTTACCATCTTTGTTTTTGTCTAGTTTTTTCTGACCACCGTGTAGTTCTCCACCGTGTGATTTCTTAGCAGTTTTTGCAGCGTCTTTAAAATTTTGTGCTGTTGGTGCACCTTTTGATCCAACCTTTCTCATTTTTTCACCTGAGCCTGCTGCTATTCTTTTACGTTTTGCTTCTATGTTTGCGTATAGTCCTGGAGGTTTAGCCATTATTTATTATACCCTTTGCCTTGTGTTGCTGCTCCGCAACCTCTAGCCATACCTGTTTTAGCTTTACCACCGTCCATCATTTTAGCAACGGGCATTCCACTGTCCATCATCTGAGTAACTGGCATTCCACCATTCATCATTTTGGCTTTGCCTCCGTCAGTCATTTTCTTCTTCTTTTCACCGCCACGGTTCATTTTCTGCATGCCTCTATTCATTATGGTCTCCTTAAATGTTTTTTAGTGTCAGTCATTGAACTTCCACCCTTGTTCATATTCTTCATCTTTGAATTTTTCATTATAGAACCGTCAGGCATTTTATGATAACCTTTAGGTACTTCACCACCGTTTCTCATACGTCTACGATTAGCGTTACCGCCCATCATCTCTTCAAAATTTGCTCTATTTAACATTACACACCTTTAGTTTTATTATCAGAATCTCTGACGTCTTTTAGTATATCACGATAATCCTTACGCATTAGACCTTTTTCTTTTATAAGAGAATCTTCTCTTTGTTGGGCTATTTTCATTTCGGCTATCGCTTCGGTTGACTGCTGTTTCATCATGTCTACTTCAGCTTTCATTTGATCGCTTTGTGCTTTCTGTTGTATCTCAGCTTGTTTCAATTCTACCAGAGGTTGAGTCTGTGCTGCTTGTGCTTGTATTTGCTGTGCTTCTATTAGAGCTTGTTCTTGACCAGTTACTTGTTGAGTAGCTTGTGCTGCTTGTGCTGCGATCTGATTCATTATTTCTGGAGGCATTTCACCTTCACCCATTTGTGGTAACGGTTGACCTAGTACTTGTTCAATCTGTTGTCTATACTTCATAGCTTGATGCTCTTGTATATTAGCTTGAACTGCGATAGTCGCACTTTGATTCTGTTGTACCATAGGATTCTGTAAGAATGCTGTGTGACTAGCAATATACGCATCGTGGTTTTGAAAAACGTAAGCTTGTATAGGTTGACCAGTTAAAGCAGATTGCTGCTCTGTTATAGGGTCACGGGCTGGAACTTCCGCTTGAGGAGGTAAAAGACCATCAATATTCTTAACTTCTAAAGCTTCGTACATACGACGGTAAGCTTCACGTAAATCGTGTATTTCAGGTGCTGCTCTAGCCATTTCTAGCTCTTGTTGGGCTAACATTACCCTTTGAGCCATACTGAAGATATTAGGGTCACTAACTGGTATAATGTCTATTTTAGCGTCAAAATCAGTCGCTTTTATCTCTCTACTCGCCCCTGGGACCTCATATGGGTAAACTGGGGGTAAACTCTTAGCAAATATGTTAGCTAACATCCTAAATTCTTTCTTTTGGGCATAATGCATACGTTTATGTATAGCACTCATTACTTTAGTACCACGTTCTAACATGGCGACTGTTGTGCCTACTGGTAGCTGTTGAGAGCCTATATCACCTACATTCATGTCCGCAATTGAAGCAAAACGCCTTCCAGAGTCAATAATAGTACCTAATAACTGACTTAATACGTTACTTGGCTCTTTATACGGTAAAGGCATCAGTGCATCTCTGATAATACCACCTGGAACGTCAACATCTCTAAATTCACCAGGTCTTAGTGGTTCATCTTCGCCTTGTATCCTCATTCCACGTGCTTTAAACCCTGCTGGTAGGTTACTTAGCGTACCAGCGTCAACTAATTGACGTAAAATTGATGTAGCAGACTTAGTTAGTCCTCCAATCATGTGAATTAGACCAAAACCATAAAAACCTAGTCCTGGTAGGAACTTATAATGGGTAAAATACTCTTTTTTCCTGAATAGTTGGTCTTCTGCTTCCCAATTACGA